ACTCATTTAATAAGTTTGTAACTGGACAAATATTTAACGATGATCCTTTTGGTTACATCGCACAGCTATCTGGTTATGCAGATGGTGAAGATGAAGCTGCTTGGGTTGTAGCTAATAAAGTATCAGGACATATCCATGTATTAACTTTAGACTCTATGGAAATGATTAACTTTAAAGATAGAGTTAAAGAAGTTAAAAGTTTTGTAGAAGAAGATACTCCACCTGATAAATGTTATAGTGATAAACCTGATGGTGAGTCAGGTAATCGTAAGCTTGCTATTGGCTGTATGTATTGTGACTACAAGGTAGACTGTTGGAAAGATGCTAACGATGGTAAAGGATTAAGGAAGTTTGATTATAAAAATGGTCCTAGATTCTTTACTAAAATAGTTAGAGAACCTAATACAAATATTCCAGAAGTTAAGCTATGACTTACAGAAGTTTTGCTGAACAAGAATTTGCTAATGAGTTATTAGATAAAGATATCTTATTCCAATATGAAGCATTTAGATTTCCTTATGTTATCTCTAAGCATTATACCCCTGATTTTTTTCTTTTAGATTATGGATTCTTTATAGAATATAAAGGATATTTTAATTCGATAGATAGAAAAAAACATTTACTTATCAAACAACAACATCCCAATATTGATTTAAGATTTGTATTTCAAAATTCAAATAATAAATTAAATAAAAAATCTAACACAACCTATGGAGATTGGTGTGATAGACATTATTTTTTATGGGCAGAAGGTGGAATACCTAAGAAATGGCTACGAAAAAAGAAAAGAATAAAACTGTAATTAATCATAGATATGAACACGTTAATAGAGGTTCAGTTTTTGATCAATATTTTTCTTCTGTCACTAGTATAAGTAATGTTACTCTTGATCCTGTAGCAGAAGAACAGCAACTATCTTCCCCTGAAAGATTGTTATTTCTTTCTGTTATTTACCAAGCTATTCTTGATGCAAGTAGAGAAGAACTACCTAATGAATCTGATTTAATTAAACGACAACGTAAAGAATCTATTAATTGGTTCTTTGATAAAAAATATATTGACGATTTAGATGAGGTATGTTATCTAGCTGGAATCAATTCCAGTTGGCTAGTTCGTATTGTCAAACAAATCTTAGACGGTGATTTAGAATTTAACCGTAAGCGTATAAATGTTCTTATAAATTCAACTGATAAATAGGAGTACTGAAAGTGACACAAGTATCTTTTCCTTTCTTATTGGAAGTAGATTCTAAAGTTAATTCTCCATCCCATTACAAACAAGGTGAAATAGAATGTGTCGATGCTATTGAAGCAGCGGTAGGGGATGGTTTTACTGACTACTTACAAGGAAATATTATTAAATATATGTGGCGTTATAAATATAAAAATGGAATAGAAGATTTAAAGAAGGCATCTTGGTATCTTAATCGATTGATAATTACTTTAGAAATGGAGAATTAAACTAATGTATGGACCAAAGATAAAAGCATGTGATGATCTTCATGCACAAAAATATAGATTACCTAACGAATCATTTGAAGAAGCTATGCATAGAGTATCAGCAGCTTTAGCTGATGATGAGGATCATAGATCACAAGTAAAAGAAATATTATTGCATCAAAGATTTATGGGTGCAGGAAGAATCCAATCAGCAATGGGGAGTCCCAGAGATGTTACAGCCTATAACTGCTTTGTTTCAGGCACTATTGAAGATAGTATGCAATCTATCATGGAGAAAGCTACACAAGCAGCAGAAACAATGCGCAGAGGTGGTGGTATTGGGTATGACTTTAGTAATATACGTCCTAGCGGTGATAGGATTGTTAGTCTTGGTAGTTCCGCTAGTGGCCCTGTTTCTTTTATGCACATTTATGATGCTATTTGTAGGACTATTGTATCGGCTGGTCACAGGCGAGGAGCTATGATGGGAGTGTTACGGGTAGACCATCCTGACATTGAAGAGTTTATCAGGTCTAAACGTAACGGTCATGCTTTAACTAACTTTAATATTTCTGTTGGTGTTACCAATGAATTTATGGAATGTGTTATTAATCAACAACCTTTTGATTTAAAGTTTAATGGTACAGTATATACACAGATAGATGCTAATGCTCTTTGGGATGAGATTATGCGTGCCAACTGGGATTGGGCAGAGCCGGGTGTATTATTTATTGATCGTATTAATGAAGACAATCCCCTTGCTTATTGTGAAACAATCGAAGCAACTAATCCTTGTGGAGAACAACCACTTCCACCTTATGGTGCTTGTCTATTAGGATCGTTTAACCTAGTTAAGTATACCTCTATTAATAGAGTAGGTAGTAATCTTAAATATACTTTTGATTATGATCAGCTATCTAAAGATATTCCACCTATTGTCAGAGCTATGGATAATGTAATTGATCGAACTAATTATCCTTTACCTCAACAAGCTATAGAAGCTACACAGAAAAGACGCATGGGATTAGGTGTTACAGGTGTAGGTAATGCTATTGGTTTAATGGAGATGAGGTATGGTAAAAAAGAATCCTTATCTTTTATTCGTAGAGTATTAAGAACAATAGCTTATACTGCTTATGAAGCTAGTTCAGATTTAGCAGCAGAGAAAGGTAGCTTTCCTTTATATGAAGTAGGGATGTATTTTGAAAAAGGTGGACAGTTTATTCAACGATTACCTGATGCAGTAAAAGAAAAGATTCTTGTACAGGGAATAAGGAACAGTCACCTTATGTCTATAGCTCCTACTGGAACTATTAGTTACTGTGCTGATAATATATCCAGTGGATTAGAACCTGTATTTTCTCATGAAGTAGATCGTACTGTCATGGGAGAAAATGGTCCTTCCATAGTTAAACTAAAAGATTATGTATGGAATTTTCATAATATGAAATGTGAAACAACAGAAGACTTAAGTGTTGAAGATCATCTTAATATGCAGATAGCTGCTCAACCTTATATTGATAGTGCTATCTCTAAGACTATCAACGTAGGAGATAAAGTAACGTTTGAAGAATTTAAAAATATTTATACTGATGCTTGGAAAGGCAAACTCAAAGGAGTAACAACTTTTAGATTAGCTGGTAAGAGATATGGTATTTTAAATAAATCAGAGCCAGCTATAAAGGATGAACCAGGAAACAAATCGTGTGACTTATGAGAAATGTAAGAAGAAGTTATTTATAGGGGTAAGTCTACAGTTATTAGTATTCTTTTATTTTCTATATCTTATTAAGACTTACCCTTCATAACTTTTGACATTGCTCTACTACCAAACCAGAATGAAAGTACGGCTGCAAATAGTCCTTGGGTATTTGTATTCCAAATACTATCTATTATATGAGGCTCAACTAAACTAAAGATAACAGAAACTTCTACCCCTACAAAAGTAAAGAAGAAGAAATAGGTGATGACAGGGCGAACTGAAGCTCTTAGTGCTGATATAAAACCATTCTTAGTTTTTAAAGATTGATCATGTTTATATAGAGATTTTAATTCTTGTATCTCTGCTTTTAGATCAAGCTCCTTTAGTTTATTCTCTGTCATTACCTTGGCATACTTAGCCTTGGCTTCATATAATTGTAATTCAAATTCATGGTCTTGTTGCTTGCGGAAGTACCCAACTATTTCTGGAACTACACCGCTTGCAAATCCTAATAAAGAACCTATAAGTGAAATCATTATTCTACCTCTGAAAACATATCTAATAAATTGTTTTGATATAACGCTAGGGTTGTATACAAACGGCTAAGAGATACAGAACCCATGATATGATTATCACATCTCCCACTCTCATTAAACGTTATAACCATAGCTCCTGTTATATCACTGTCATTCCTAATTTTTTCTGTAACTTGATCCATATTTTCTAATACAAAGTTATGTAAGTCTTCTCTTTCTTTTTCACTGATAGGAGAATCTTCTTGCTTTGTATGTAAAGTTTTATTAAAAGGTATTACATTATCTATAGTATCATTCATTAGCATAGTTCCCTATAACTGTTTCTATTTTAGGCCAAGGTTTATAATTAGAACTTTTAAATATAGAAGGAACTACACCTCTTCCATATACATTTAAGTCCATATCTACTTGATCATCTCGTTGAAGAAGAGATTCAAAGTCTTGTGCTAAAGCTAGTAACTCTCCTGTTGTATAAAAGATATCTTCTTTATTAGTCTTTTCATTTAGTATACCAATCTTTAACCATTTCTTTTTATCATACATATCCCTTTCTTCTAGATCTTCCGGTATACCATCATAACAACAATCCATTCCAAAGATATGAAATTCTCTGAATCCTAATGTATGAGTTATTCCTATAGTACGCATGGCAGAACAAGTACCTCCTGTAATAAGTTGAGTATCTTTTAGTTCTTCCATCTCCATAAGAGCATTAGTAAATGCATGCCATCCTATAACAGTAGCACCGTTGTCTACTAAATGTTTTGTTACTTCTGTATTAGTCATACTAGCAACAAAGTATTTAACATCGGGATGAGGTTTATTTAATAAATC